GTGAGGTACCTGCTAAACCTGAGGGTGTACCTGCCAAGTTCTATAATAAAGAAACTGGTGAAGTAGATTATGCTTCTCTAACTAAGAGTTATAATGAGTTGGAGAAGGGTAGAGGTAAGACTAAAGCTAAAACAGCTGAGCCTTTAAAGGTTAATACAGATGATGCTATAGTCCTATCACAGGTAAGACATGATGCAGCAAAAGCTAAAGCCGATGCTGACGATGCTACACAGGCGGATAAGGATGCGCTTACAGTAGCTGAGGATGATCTTACTCTTGCCAAAGCAAATGCTATCACAGCTCGTAAAGCTGATAGTGAAGCAGATGCTGCAAAAGAGTTGGTTGAGAAGTCAGGCTTTGACTTTGAAGAACTCACGTCTGAGTATGCAGCTAATGGTCAGCTATCTCAAGATAGTATAGATGGCTTAGTTGCAAACGGTATACCTGAAGCTACGATTAATTCATACATCGCAGGACAAGAAGCTTTGTCGGCACAATGGGAATCGGAGATTAAGAATACCGCAGGTGGTGATCAGGCCTATGCTGACATGGTTGGCTGGGCGAAGGATGCACTAACGCAGGATGAAATCCAAGCATACGATACTGCAGTTAACGGGTCAGATATTGATTCAGTTAAACTAGCGGTCACAGGCCTACGCGCCAAGTATGAGGATGAGCACGGCAGAGAGCCTAAGTTATTAGGTGGCAGTACAGGTGGCAACCCAAGCACACAAGGATTCAGTAGCAGGGCTGAGATGGTTTCAGCTATGGCTGATCCTAGATACGCTAAGGACCCATCATATCGTAAGCAAATAGAGAATAAGGTAGGTAAGACAACTGCCTTTTAGTCTCTGAGTCTCCACTAGGGTACGACTATAACTGCCCCTAACCTAATTCTAGAAGTAAAACACAAGCAATGCCCTACTGAGGTAGGATACCACTGTGTTAAGTTTTATTAAATAGATAGTGAGGCAATACATTTTATTTAATTTATAAGGAAACATATTATGGCAGCAGCAACACCATTACGCGCTGGTCAAGTTAACAGCGCGGGCGCAACAGATGCGCTATTCTTAAAAGTATTCGGTGGTGAAATTCTAACCGCCTTTGAACAATCACAAGTAGTAGTAGACAAGCATACGGTTCGCCAGATTTCACATGGTAAATCAGCCCAGTTCCCTGCAACTTGGAAAGTAGCAGCAGCATACCACACAGCGGGTGCTGAAATCTTAGGACAAACATCTAACCTCAATGAGCGTGTCATTTCTATTGATGATCAGTTAATTGCTTCAGTAGCTATCCCATCAATTGATGAAGCTATGAACCATTATGATTATCGGTCTATTTATTCACGTGAGTGTGGTATTGAACTGGCTAATACGTGGGACAGAAACGTACTACAAGTGGGTGTCAATGCAGCCCGCGCTTCAACTACTGTCACTGGTGGTGACGGCGGAACTGTTCTAACATCAGCTGGTACTCTGTATCGTACATCATCTACCGATCTAGCAGCAGGGATCTATGATGGTATTCAAGCAATGGATGAAAAGAATAATCCAGAAGCTGACGGGCGTAACTGTTTCATGCGACCAGCTCAGTTCTACTTGCTTGCACAAGACAAGACTCTTTATAATACCGATTATGCAGCAGGTAATGGTAACTTTAAAGATGGTACTGTATTCCAAATTGGTGGAGCACAGTTGGTTAAAACCAACAACTTCCCTATCACGAATATCGCAGCTGGACCAGCTACCTATCAAGGTAACTTTGCACTAACCGTTGGGCTACTAATGTCCACACGTGCAGTTGGTACTGTTAAACTTCTAGATCTCGCACAAGAAATGCAGTGGGATATGCGCCGTCAAGTAACATTGCTATTAGCTAAATATGCTATTGGTCATGGTATACTTCGGCCTGAGGCAGCAGTTGAGTTGAAAACTACTTCTTAATAGTAGTTAGTACATGGGGGATTGGTAGTTAAACTGCTGATCCCCTTTTTAATATTGCATAGGGGAAACATAATGACTACACCAGTTCTTACTACAAAGCTGGAAGCAATAAATACAATGCTAGATGCTGCAGGGGAATCCCCTGTAAGCACATTGGAAACTTCTGGTTTAGCTGATGTGGCTGAGTGTCATCTCGTTTTGGATCAGGTACTGCGTTCTGTATTAGAGATTGGGTGGACCTTTAATGAAGAGAAAGATTGGGATTTAATACCAGATGCTTCAGGGTTTATTAATTTACCAGTAAACACACTCAGCTTTGACATTGAGAAATTCAATACAAAGTCTAGTAGTGCCGACACAATACAGCGTGGACTACGTTTATATGATAGGAAGAATCACACGTATGTATTTACAGAAACAATCACAGGCGAAATCATAATATTATTGGAGTGGGCCGAGTTACCTCAGGCTGCACGTACTTACATTATGGTGAAAGCTGCACGTATATATCAGACTAGAGCACTAGGCTCTGACTCTCAGCACAAGTTCTCAGAAGCACAAGAAGGCTCAGCATATGCAGCCTTGAGAAGACACCAAGCCAAGAAGACGGATGGCAACATGTTCAGAGATAATTGGTCTGTTAGTTCCGTACTTTATGGGAGATAGGAATGGCTTTAGTAAATGGGGTAATACCCAATCTATTCAATGGAGTATCACAACAACCTGATCCTATACGCCACCCATCTCAATGCGAACTACAGGAAAACTGCTATCCAACGATAGCAACTGGGCTGCGAAAGCGACCCTGTACTAATCACATTGCTAAGATAAAGAGTAGTATTGCTAGTGATGCTTACCTACATCTGATTAACAGGGATGCAGTTGAGCGTTATATAGTAGTTATACTTGATGGTGACATAGAGGTCTATGACCTAGCAGGTACAGCACAGACAGTATCATTTCCAGATGGGAAGACATACCTGAGTGCTACTACACCACGCACGTCATTCAGTGTTGTAACAGTTGCTGATTTCACATTCATAGTTAATAAAAGCAAGATTCCACTTATGGACACCACTACTTCTGGTGGAGCTACACTAGGGTCTAAGCAGAAGTTCTCGGACCTGCCAGCTACTGGTACTACAGGTGATGTTTGGAAGATAGAGGGTGATGATCTCCAGAGATTTGATGATTACTATGTGATCTGGGATGCTACTGGAGTGTGGATAGAAACAACAGCACCAGCACAACAAACAATAATTAATCCTTTACTTATGCCACATACATTAGTGCGTACAGGTGCGGGAGCATTTACATTTGGTAAACAAACATGGGGTTCAAGAGAAGTAGGCAGTACAACATCTAATCCAGATCCCTCATTCATAGGCACAGCAATTTCAGGCATATTCTTTCACAGGGATAGACTAGGATTGTATGCTGGTGAAGCAATCATAATGTCTAGGTCAGGGTTGTACTTTAACTTCTGGTCCAAGACTACTACAGCTGTACTTGACGATGATCCAATTGATGTTAATGTTAGTCACACTAAGGTGTCAGTATTGAAGAGTGTTATACCTTTCAATAAGACATTACTAATGTTCTCAGATCAGACACAGTTCCAGCTTACAGCTACCGATGCGTTGACCTCTAAGACTGTCACTACTGAAGTCGTAACTGAGTTCACATCATCATCCTTGAGTGAACCTGTAAGTCTAGGTCATTCAGTATACTTTGCTGCAGACAAGGAAACATCATCTGCTATCAGAGAATACTTCGTGGATGTAAGTACTGTAACTAATGATGCAGCAGACGTGACAGCCCACTGCCCTTCATATGTACCGCCTAACCTATTTAAGTTAGCTGCTAGTACAACTGAAGATTTAGTGATAGCTATGACTACAGATGAGCGTAATGCCATATACATCTATAAGGTATACTGGAGTGCTGAAGAGAAGGCACAGTCAGCATGGGGTAAGTTTCTGTTTGATGCGGGTGATACAGTACTACATGCAGACTTTATTAATTCAAAACTATATGTAGTCATACAAAGGGCAGATGGTATTTACTTAGAGTCTATGAATTTGCAGGAAGGCTACACAAGCACGGGGTTTCCTTACCAGATTTTACTGGACAGGCAGACTTCCCTCACTGGAGTGTACAACAGTGTGACTGATATAACCACGTGGACCTTACCTTATACAGATGCAGGAACATTCTCAGTTATTAAGGGTTCAACATGGCCTGTTAATGAAGGGGCTAAGATCAGTGTAACTCGTATTATTAGTGACACTACCATAGAAGCTATAGGTGATCATTCAGCTTACCCATGTGTCATTGGTCGTAGCTTTGAAATGCGTTATAGGTTCTCAGAGCAACATGTCAGAGATGGCAAGGGTGTAGCAGTTCAATCAGCTAATATTGTAATGAGAAATATGTCTGTATCATACGCTGATACGGGCTTCTTCCAAGTAGAAGTGACACCACGAGGTCGTTCTAAGTACACCTATAAATATACGGGTGGTACTCTAGGTGACATAACCGCAACTATTGGGCAGGTAGGAATTGATTCAGGTTCCTTTAAGTTTCCTGTCAGAACCAAAAGCAAAGGGGCTATAATAGATATAGTTAGCACCAACCATCTCCCATGTAAGTTTCAAGCAGCAGAATGGGTAGGTGAGTATGTTAAACAGTCTAATAGGATATAAATATGATAAGTTACCGTAAAGCAGAAATCGCAGATGTAATTGAAATACTACCGAAGCTCAGAGAGAGTGACGTGATTGAGTTGTTATTGTCTTCAGGACCAGAGTATGGTCAGGCATTAATTGATTCTATCGAGATGTGTCATGGTGAAGCTGAGTCTGCAATTGATGCTGAGGGTAACGTCATAGCTATCTTAGGCTGTTGTTCAGTTGAAAGCAATCAGAATCTGGGTGTACCATTTATGGTATGCTCGGATGAGGTTGATAAGTACCCAATACAAGTAGTGATGGATGCTAAGGCACGAACAGAACTATGGAATAATAAACACCCTGTTCTAGTTAACATGGTGTACTCAAAGAATGAAACGTCAATCAAATGGCTGCAGCATATTGGATATAACCTTGGTGAACTCGATGAGAACTGGGGCTATGCATCAGCACCGTTCTACAAATTTTATAAGGTGAAGCAAAATGTGTGAACCAATTAGTATTAGTATGGGTATAGCAGCAGCAGCTGCATTGGCACAGAATATAACAACTAGTGCTTCTGCTAAGAAGGCACAGAAGTCTGAGGATAGAAGTTTTATTGCAGAGTCTATCGCACAGAATCTTAGAGGTGAACAGCAGAATCAAGAAGCTCAAGACAAGAAGAGTGCTAGAGCTAAGGAATCAATGATAGAGCGCAGTAGAATCAAAACAATTCAGGGTGAGACTGGGTTAGCAGGAAACTCATTTAATAAAGCCCTAGAGGAAGCAGAGTTCAATGAAGGCTTTGACATAGCTTCTATTGAATCTAACCGCGCTGCTACACAGAAACAAGGTGGTGCTGAAGCTGAAGGTTTAGCTGCTCAGTCTGCCAATAGACGAAACAAGATTAAGAAACCAGATTGGATGGGTGGAGCTATCAGTGTTGCAACTGCTGGAGCAGGAGCTTATGCAGCAGGTAAATCTACAGCTTAATAAATAAAAGGACAAGAGAATGCCACGCGAATCTAAAACTACAATACAGAAGCTATCATCAAGGCAAGTACGCTTCTTAGCTACACCAGATTCTGACCCAGAGTTAAAGAAGGTTGTAGCTAACCCTATTAATACTAGTCGGGATCAGAAGAACAACTATGCAGTAGATGGGTTAGTTAAGGCATTGAAGGATTTAAACCCTA